CGTAGGCGCCAGCCTGTTCGCCTTCCTCAAACCGCGTCACCGTGTAGTGGACGGTATAGACCACGCCGTCAGCGATGGTTCTCTCCATGGTGTTGATGTCCCAGTTGGTGAAAGGAAAATCAACGCCTGGGACTTGTTCAGCGGCTTTTGCCATGAGGATTAAAGGTGTAAGGGCAGTCTACGAGCAGTGTCTAGTGAAGGGGACTACACGCTCTCAAGGGCAGCAACTTTTGCCTCAAGGGTTTCGATGCGAATCTGTGCTTCCTGAAGGGCTTTGATCGCCATCCAGTACATCTGCTGTTCTTTGACGCCAAGACGTTCTTCTTGGGCAGGCTGATCTTCAGTTGCTTCTTTGGCTTCTTGGAAGACGGTGATTACCTCAGGGCAACTTTCTGCTACCTGCTGGGCAATTACACCTAGATTCAGGTCAGCATCATCGGGTTGATCCTTGTAGCGGTAGTTGACGATCTCCCATTCCTTGATGCAGTTCCAAGTGTCAGCGGCAGGGCTGATGTCTTTCTTGGCATTGCGGTCAGAAAGGTTTGAGTTGTTGGCGCTAAAATTGGCTATACCTCCATTCGAATAGACTTGAAATTTTAAGGCAGTACTAGTGTTACCATAGCACTCAATAAAATTACTTGTTGTGTTGTTTGGATTTTGCGCAAATCGGACTTGTAAACCATAAACATTGCCGCTTGCTGTTTCATTGGCTACTACAAACGCACTGTTATTGACATTCCTGGTAAATGTATGAGCATCGTTAATTGCAGAAGACGTGCCAACTAAAAATCTACCCGATACATCAATTCGCGCTTTCTCTCCATTGCTACCACCAGTGTTAAAAAGAAGATGATTGCCATTGTGCATATACCAAATTCCACCAGCATCAGTGCCAGAAGAATTTCGGAAATTGATTCTGTTATCTGCTCCTGAACTTGTAGTTTGGAACGTATAAGTTTGATCTCCAGATCCGCTTACATGAAGGATGCTTGCAGGGCTCTGAGTGCCAATTCCTACCCGCTGTGAGGAGTCAATAGTGATCGCACGATTACCGCCCGTATTAATTCCAAGAGTATTTGCGGACGGGTTTAAGATGCCAGTATCGGTGTCGTTGTTAAACGTAATTGATGGATTGTTGCCCGTAGTTACGTTTTCAAATGTAGTTGAACCACCCAAGAAAGCTGCAATATTTGTAGAGCTAAGCGCACCTGTCCCAACTTGAAGTAGTGAGCCAGGTGAAGAAGTCCCCACGCCTACTCGATCAGTAGAGGCGTCAACAAAGAACAGGTTTGCTTTTGTGTCCCCTTCAACGCGGAAGTCTAAATTGGCGCCATCATCGTTGAAAACATTTTCTGGCACACCATTAGGGCCTGCTACAAAAGCCTTGTAGTAGCTGTATCCCGCTGTTGGGGAATTAAAGAAATGCTCGTCTGCAGTATATGTGGCGCCGTAAACAGCACCGAAATAGGCTCCATTATTAGCCCCCAGCATAATCGCTGGGCCTGTAGGTGAAACTATATTGATTGGTGCGTTCCCCGCCGCTGCGGTACCAATGCCAATATTGCCGCTACCGTCAACACTAAAACGATTGGCGGTAGCGTTGCCGTTAATGGAGATTGAATTTCCGGCAGTTCCGGCTAATTCAAGCGTGCCGCTTGAATTAATCTGCAACCTTGACGTCCCACCAGTGCTGATGGCCACTTGGTTTGCACCGGGGAAGTAGATGCCGGTATCAAGATCCCCGCGTGCAGCAATAGAAGGCGTAGCAGCAGCACCAGCACCAAACGATGCAATGCCATTGACTGTTAGTTTTGCGTCAGGCGATACATCGTAGATGCCTACTCTATCGGTTGCTTTATCTACAACAATCGCCTCCACTGATCCAGCACCCATAGCAGCAAATCGTGCTGCATTTATATACATGTAGTAAGTAGTCCCATTGCCAGCGTAGACGGTATAATTATCATGTTGCCCAAGGTAGTTATCTGATATTGTAGAAAGCGAGGTTAAAGTAATGTTTGAACTAGCAGTAATTCGTGCAGAGGCGTTATAATAATTATTGTGAAAACGTATCTCTCCTAGAGCTGTACTTTGTCCAACATTTGTATTGACAAAAAGCTGAGTAGGATTTGTAAATTGTGCATTGCTCGCCAGCGTTAAATCACCGATACTCGTACCGTTATAAACGGTTGTAGTCGTGTTAATCCCAACTCTGTTATTGGCAGCATCAACAAATAAAGTGCCGTTGTCGATGTTTAAATTATTGGTGACAGCGACTGTTCCGCTCCCATCAATCGTCACACGACTTACAGTGTTCGTTGCAATCCCAACCGTATTAGCTGCTGGCAGATAAATTCCGTTTGATGGGACCGTGCTGCTGGTCGGGGACAGGCTGGCGCCCGTAACCGTGCCAGTGGTGGTGACGTTTTGACTGCCAAAGTTGGGAGAGATCTTGGTGCCAGCAATAGCAGCAGATGCGTTTACGTCAGCGTTGACGATGACACCAGCAGAAATAGCAGTTACGCCAGAACTATTAATTGTTACATCACCAGATAACGCCGTGGCAGTTGGCACATTGCTTGCATTACCAAGTAAAACAGAACCAGCGGTAATATTTGCAAGTTTGCTATGGGCAATCGCAGCAGCACTATTAATATCCGCATTGACGATGGTGTCGTTAAGAATCATCGTGCTAGTAACAGTGCCACTATCACCAGTGGTAACAACATTGCCAGTTACATTGGGAAAAGTAATGGTGCGATCAGCCGTAGGATTAGTAACGGCAATGGTCGTTTCAAAACTATCATCGCTGCTCCCTTCAAAAACCAAACTGCCACTAGGACTAATCAGCAGTTCTCCAGTAACAGTGCCGCCAGTTTTCGGCAATGCTGCATTGGCTAGGTCATAGGCGCTTTTGACCGCAGTAGAAGAAGCAATGGTGGTGGAAGAAGTGGTGGCAGTGGAATCGCTAATTTTACTTTGCAAGCCAGAAGGCGTTACAGCACGTTGATGATCCGTGCCAGTTTGCACTTCAGCGGGCGTGGCCACTTCCAACAGGCCAGGAATAGTTTCACTGCCAGAAGGCGTAAGATTGGAAAATGCATTACCATTCCAAACTTTTAAACCACTAGGCACTAAACCATTGTCCACCCAAAATTCGCCCGTGCTATTGCCAGCACTACCAGCGGGCGTAGCGTTAGGAGCAGATGCTCCAACGTGGGCAGGTCCCACTTTAACAATTTCACTATTACTATCTTTAAAAAATAAACCAGGAGTGCCTGAAGCAGTATTAATAGCGAGTTGACCATCGGCTAGGCCCGATGCAGTGGGGCGCTTATCAGCAGAAGACGAACGAAGATGCTTAAGCGTAGAAGCCATGGTGTCTAAGCCCTAACGGGTGACGGTAAATATCTTTCCTGATTCTACTGTTCTCTATTAATATTCGCCTTCATCAATGATGCCGCCATTGTCATTGATCATATGGTCAATACTACGCCAAGTGGTATAATAATTTGCACTGGTATGTTTAACTAATACCTGCCCCTTGTCTCCATAAGGAGGAATTTCCTTTCCTGCATAGACAAACCCTTCGTAACCATAGCCTTGCATTAGTTTGCTCCATCATTAATAAGAGCCATCATCAATAATGCCAATGCTCATAATGCCAGTGCCACTAGCCACTGCAATTTCTGTAGAGGCTCGCACAATGCCATAGACAGAAGTGGAGGCCACTTGCACTCTCCCCCATACACTGGTGTTGAAACTTTCCTGCGTGGTAATTCCAGGGGCTGCAGGAATTAAGGCGGGACCGTCAACGAGCACGTCTCCATCGCTAACGCCAGCCACTGCGGAAGCAAAGTCAAGCGTCTCCCAATTTGCCCCTTGCCCCAGCGAAACCACCCAGTCCCCAGCCGATAGCGTTCCAACAGGAGCAGCTCCAGTGCCATAGCCCGAAGTGGTAACAATGTAATAAAGGCCATTATTACTTTCACTGGGGGCTGTTAAAACATCACCAATGTTTAAACCAGCTTGTGTGGAGTACTGCGTGACTGTGGCAATCGTATTTCCAGAAGCGTTATAAGTGCCAGCAAAACGCAAGTTTTCATTCTGTAAATTGCCATAGCCAAGATTAAGCCAATAACCATTGCTAGTCTCTAAAGTTTCTCCAATTTGTCCCACCCAGATATAACTAGAGCGATCACTAGGATTCACCCACCATTGACCAGCAAATTGTGGATTTGGCGCACTCTCGCTCACTTGAGCAATGCCATTATCAGCCAACTGCTCTGCCGTAACGCTATTTGTGGCAAGACGTTCGCTGCTAAATGTGCCAGTAGTAATCTTGCTGGCGTCTAACGCTGGAATTTGATCCGCAATAAGAGAAGTGGCTGCACTTGTAATATGTCCTTGAGCATCAATGGTCAAAAGACCAATATATTCACCAGCAGCAAATGAATTGCTATGGTTGATGGCGCCACCAGCATCCACGCTTAAACCAGCGCCAGGACTGACAGCACCAATCGCATTGCTAGTTGCAACGGGCAAATCTGCGGCTGTTAAATTACGGAATGTAGGCGTAGTCGAGGCTCCAGAAACTGGTCCCGCAAAAATAGTATTAACGGCTTGATTGTCTAAAGAGCTAGTAATTGTGGCCGAATAATCGTCTGGGTAGCTAACGACAAAATTTAATGGAGTGGAATCAACAAAGTCAATAGTATTAATTGCCGCCTGCCGTTCCCAGCTATCACCATCCCAAATATATTCAAAACTAGTAGCAGTATCAAAATATTGCTGGCCAATAAAATTACCAGCAGTAATTGGTGCTCCTACATCAACAATGGAAGAAGAATTATCCGCAAGTTTATCAGCCGTAACACCACTATCTACAATTTTGATAGTAGTTACAGCCGCGTTTTGAAGGGCATCAGTAAAAATAGCATTAGCAGCAATTAAGCCGCTGCCGATTGTTCCACTTGCAATGGAAACACCACTAATTCCCCCAGCGGAAATATCTGCGCTAGTAATTGCATTATTTAACGCAATGGCTCCCAGGCCAATATATGAACGCACTGCACCAGCGGAAGTTCCACTGGCCAGCATCGTTTTCATAAAATCATCTACGCCAATCGTTGTATAAACATCACTGTCAGTGGTATAAAGAAGCGTACCAGAAGAAGTGGCAAGCCCAGCAATAGAAGCCAAGCCAGCATCATAGGCTTGCACATTTGTGCCAATAGCTAAACCAAGATTAGTGCGAGCATCAGAGGCAGTAGAGGCTCCAGTGCCACCATCAGCTATTGCAATGTCGGTAATACCAACAATAGTGCCGCCGCTAATCGTGACGCTTCCTGGCTCTTGGATGGACATATTGCCCAGTCCCAAGGTGGTTCTGACAGTGCTTGCAGTGGAACCAGAAATAATTGCGCGTCCAATAGATGAAATAGGACTAACTGCAAACACCCCAGAAGAAGTGGTGTAAAGCATTTCGTCAGCGCCAGTTGTAACAGTGGTCAGACCAGAAAGCGTTGAACTATATGGTTGAACGTTGCTGCCAATAGCAAGCCCTAAATTAGTACGTGCATTGGCTGCTGTGGAAGCACCAGTGCCACCATCGGCAATAGCTAAGTCAGTGATGCCACTAATTGTGCCTCCGCTAATCGTGGCATTGCCAGTTGTTAAATTAATATTTTCAATAGTTCCACCACTAATTGCAACGCTGGCAGCATTTTGTACTGCCATTGTGCCCAGCCCAATAGTGCTACGAACATCAGCAGTTGTACTGCCAGAAACAATACTTCTACCAAGAGAAGTGATGGAACTTGCCTCAAACACTCCCGATGCGGTGGTGTAAAGCAGTTGATTTGCGCTAGTAGTGGCAGTGGCAATACTAGAAAGCGTTGAACTATATGGTTGAACGTCGCTGCCAATAGCAAGTCCTAAATTGCTACGTGCATCAGCCGTAGTAGAGGCCCCCGTGCCGCCATCGGCAATGGCTAGGTCAACAATTCCACTAATTGTGCCACCACTAATTGTGGCATTTCCCGTAATTAAAGTAATATTTTGAACAGTGCCGCCACTAATTTGAACGCTTGCAGCATCTTGACTTGCAATGGTGCCAAGCGTAGGCAGACCAGTTAAGCTCGCATAGGTGCCGCTAGTTGCAACTGCAGCAAGTCCAGAAACGCCAGAAGCAGTAATGGCAATGGCAATGCCAGATGCATAAGTGACAAGGCCCTTGTCATTGATGCTGAATTGCGGGACAGTATTGGCACTTCCAAATGTGCCAGAAGAAATAATGCTTGCTAATGCAGCCGAAGAAAGCTTGGTGCTAGATGATTGGTTTAATACTCCAATATCAATGGTGCCAGATGGCATTCCACTGATGCCATATTGCAATAAATTGCCAACAGTTATTTTCTTTGTTTCTTGAGCGCCAATATCTACAATTGGCAGCAAGTCTGACTGAGCTACATCATTCGTGAGCGTCGTTAAGTCTGAAATGCGAACAGTCATGGTTAATTGTTCTCCTCTAAGACGCCCAGTTCTTCTAATGTACTTTCGTTACCAATGCTAACATCGGCCTCAGTAGTAAGGTCAATTGCCTGCACACCAGCACGAAGTTTAAACTCACCATTAACGACAAAATCAAAACTACATTCCACAATTTGATCAGCCGCTACATCCACACCAGCATTGGTCATAATGCCTTCCACTTCATAATAAAGACCATTATTTGCTGCGTATCCTGGAGGTTGCGGTAGGCCAGGTTCTAAAACATAAAACTTGCCATTAAAACGACTGCCAATTTCAATTTTCTGGATGAGCTGGCACAATGCTATTGGAAGCTCTTCGTCGTTCAATGTAGAAAAATCAAACTTACAATCAACACTGCCGCTGCCATTCACTTGTGCTGCTTGGTAATTTTGATATTTATCGCCAAGGGTGGTAGTATCAACAGTAACTCGTTCAGTGTTAATCGTAAATCCTTCCACTCTTCCTAAAGTGTTATAAGCCCCTGCAAGTTGAGTAATGGTTACGGGCCAACTAGGATCAGAAGCCGTCTTGCTTAAAGGGATAGCAAGGTAACGCACGCCAGGATTAGACAATGCATCAGCAAATGTGCGATACATGCGAATTTGCCCCATTGCATCGACATTGGCAAAAAATTCTAAGGGCAACACACTTGCACCAGGATCATCTATATAAGTAGTATTTGTATTATCAGTGTAAAAGCGAAAAGGAAGCCCCCTGGCGTCGCTAGTTGTAATCCTAATGCGATCTCCAGAAGTGATTAAACCATGTTCAACTTCACTGCCGTCGGGGTTGGTTAAAGCAATTCTTTTTCGCGTAGTATTAAGATTTTCAGCCGAAAGGCTTAAAGACAATGTATTACTAGAGCCAATTCTTTGCAGCTCAATAGCACCATAATGGCCAGCAAAGACTGTCATTTACGTTTTATTTTTAGGAAGGCACGCCAATAAACTGACCATCCATCTGGAACGAAACATCCACTGTTACAATCTCTCCATAATTGGAAGACAGCGATGCACCAGTGATATAAGCGTAAAGATCAAAGCGATTTGCGTTTGAAGAATCAATGCCAAGACGCAGCAACACACGAGTGGCGCCAGTGGACTTGAAAATAATCTTGCTTAAATCTGACATATCGCTCATATTGGCAGTATTGCCAAGGTCTTCTTTGTAGTACATTAAAGTGGCACTACCAGTGGCAGTGGTGGGGCCAGCAATAAAAGTTTTACCAGGACTGCCTAAAACGCTGGTATCCAACACATCATTAGTAATATCTAAAGACCAAGTTTTAAGTTTGCCGATATTATTGGCAGGCGTGACAAGTTCAGAAATGCTATCAATGCCAGCAGTAGTTGTAGAGGTAATTGAGAACGAATCGGTAAGCACAGCGGTTGTGCCAGCGCTCGCAAATTTAATAGTATCACCAGCACTATATCCATTCCCGCCAGCACTAATGGTTAAGGTGCCCGCAACCGATGCAGTGGTAGAAGTGGTTACGTTTGATTTTAAAGTGGCCTTGGCCCTACTGCCACCGCCAGTAACAGTAATGGCGTCCCAAGAAGTGCCTGCGGCATAAGTCCTGGCAGTAGTCGTTTTAGTAAAACTAACTGAAATATCGGCAAGATTTAACGCACCATCTTCAACATAACTAGCCATCCACATTGCGCCAGTATTGCCAGTAAAGAATCCCATGACTTCTTTTAGCTTAAAAGCTTATTGTACTTTCCTTTTATATTAGCTTGCTTTGCCATCAATAGTAAACACCCCCGTGCTTTTAGCAGTGAGTCCTTTAGAAACTAAAGACTTCCCATTGCTATCGCAAGGATGTTCGACGCCGCGAATAGTCACTTCTCCTTCCTCGTCCATTTCCACTTCAGTCACACGAAATACGCGCTTGCTATTAATTTCCTTGCCGAGAACAAAGAGCTTTCCATTGAAAGCCTTTAATGCATTGCCTGAGACAGCGCCATTCGCAATGACAATACCAGACTTAGTAGAAGTGCCACTAACACCAGTATTCGGATCGTAAATCAAAATATTATAAGTGCCGTCAGGAATTTTACCGTTGCTAGTTTTACTGCCAATAGGAACATCTAAGGCGCTATTTGCTCTGATGGTTCCAGTGTAAATATCTTGCCATTCATTTTGAGCCAGTTCTACATAGATATAGGCACCAGGAGAGATGGCGGCTTCCGTAGGAAAAGTTTTAAATTCAATGGCGCGACGTGTATGATGGCGTAGTTGGCACAATGATTTGCCAACTAAAATTGCCTGCTCTTTATTGCTCACATAAGCCGACATATCAACAGTTTGACGAATGGCATCGTTTTCATTGAGTTTAATCTTTTGGTCTTCATCTACATACGTGCGCCTCACTTCTACGCTTTTATTGCGTGAAAATGCTCCGTCTTTATCTAGATCACGATAAATACAAGTGACGATAATGTCTTCCGTGTTGACGCTATAATCAATAAATTCCTCTTTGTAAGAATCTTCAAAAATATTACCTGGATTAAATAGAGCTGAAACTTTAATTGTTTGCGTGATTTCGCCAGTGGAGGAATCATAGGGCACGGAGGGAACTAGGCAGTCTTGGCCGCCAATGCGAGCAAGTTCTAACAAGCTAAAACCAGCCGTTTGCGACCAAAACGAACGCCATGATTGTGCATCAGCAATCACACAATCCATAAATAATTTATTGATTTCACAAAACTTTTTGCTTCTTGCTAATTGTTCAAGATTAACGCAACTCACTGATGCATATTTACCAATGCCATCGTTTTGATCCAATACAGTGTCCAACAAAATATCAGGGGCAGTATTAATATAAGCTTGCGCTACCACTTGTCCAGTGCCAGTAGCAGGGCCAGTGGCAATAAAATCCACTCCTACTGCCGCTTCTACATTTTTTGCAAGCCCATGATTGTAAAAATTAGTAGTGCCGACTTTAGTGATAATATAAGAAGTGTCTGCAACCATTTCTTGCGCTGGAATGGTTCCCGCTGGTGGTAAATATTCATAACCTGGCTTGCCCCATGCCACGCCATTAACAGTGCCTTTTGTTCGCAATGCACGAGCGGGACGCCCTTTCGTAACAAACATGCTGAGCGAACGCAAATCGCTCACGCTTTTCCCCGAATACAAATTAAAACCAACCAACGAAAGATCATTGTAAAGAGTGGGAAAGGATGTTTTTATGTCATCAATAACCACTTGCTCAGTAACTGCCGTAATTTGCATTTCTGGACCACGATCAAACGACATGGAATACTGCGTATCAGCCACCAAGCTAAAAGCATCCCATTCACGGGCATCTAATAAACCATCGCTTACGGGAGGCAGTCCATTTTTTGATGTTTTTTTAGTGCCAACAATTTGAATGGAGGCAGTTCCTGGCAAGTCAATATTTAATGGGCTACCAGAGTTTTCAATGTAATAATAAACAACTCCACTTGCGCCATAAATTTTAGTATTTTTCTTAAGTTCAGCCGAAAAATCACACACGGGTTCAAGCTCAAAAGACCAATGCGTGGCATTAGCCTCTCCAGTCTTTCCACTATTAAAACGAAGGTAATTAAAATTCTCTTGATCAGCAGCTCTTCGTATAACAAAAAAGCCTGAAACATATAAATAATTATCTTGGGACGCTTTTTTATATTTTAAAAGAAAAATAGCAGTGCGAGATTTGATGCCATTGTCTGATGACGGATATCCTTTGCGACGCTCCCGCCCATATTGTTCTTGTCGTCCGCTAATTCTGCGATAGACAGTAGATTTAATGGCAATATCTACAATATTGCAAGGAGAAATTGTTTCATATTTGGCTTTTTCAATGCGAACCAAAGCTTTTAGCCCAAACACGTCTTTAAGGCTCACTTTTAAGCCTGTTCCAGTATTATTTATTTTGTTTCTTGCATCTATGTATTGTTTAATTGCCGCCTTGTCGCTTGTTGATAAAATAGTTATATCTTTATACACTTGCACGGTGTAGGGGACTCGGATATAATAAATGCCTGCCTTGCCCGATCTCCGTTCTGTTCTGTATCTAGTTTCCGTGCGTACACTTTGTGTTTTACCTTTTTTGTAAATTTTATCAATATCGTCGCCAGTCTTGTCTTCTTCTTCAAACTTACTCACTAGACTTTGCCATTTATCAACAATTTCTTGTTCCGCCAAAAGACTAGCAGGACCAACAATAATAATGTCTAAACTATTATCTATAAAATTAGTTTTATCATATTGAACAGTTGGGGAATATCCAGCTTCAATACATTGCAATGTCACGTTTGCATTGGCGTCTTCAATATCAGAACGGTCAATTTTAACAACGCTAAATAAAGCCGACCCCAGTTTAAAAATGCTTGCATTGTCAAAGATACTAACCACTTGACGGCGATAGTCATTTGCTTCTTTTTGCGCCACGTTAGGCTTGTCAGTATCAACTTTTGCAATGGAAACTGTAAGTTTATCGCCAACACTAATCCGGTTAAGGCGTGATGACCATGATGACAAACGAGCTGTCACCTTATTAGAAGCACTAATCCTATTTCCACTGCCTTTTCTGACGTATAAATTAACATTGAGGGCAATGGGGGAATAAAAACCAAACGATTGCGAAGATGATAATGAAAAAGCTTGACTAAAACCATCTTTGCGCTCCGTATTATCTTTTCCATATGGAATGCGATAAGGGTTGGCTGAGCTTCCACCAGCTTTTGTGGGATCAGTTTCTTTAGTTAAACCATAGGGATCGGGCAGTAAATCAGCATTGGTAAGCTTGCCAGTTTGAAAATCATTAAAATAAATCCAATAATTTTGCGCCACCAAGTCTCTAACTGGTGTTTGACCAAAGGCAATTAGTTCTTGATCAATTTCGCCAATAGGCCCCGCGCTAATTAGAGCAAGCATCTGCACAAATTGACTACTGCCATAGCTCCTTAGTGCAGACCATAATAATGAAGTGGCAATTCTTGCCCCACCATTTGGATTGATAGAACGATTGGCATAGACTAAGTTGACTGGCGTGCCATATTCTGCCACTTGCTGAATCGAATTAAAACGTGTGCGTGGAGCAAATATGTCATCGCGAGTTTGATTAACTCCTTCTCCCTGCGGAGCCTGTGGTTGCTCTTCTGCGGGCAGCAACGCTGCCACTACTTGCAAAATTGTGCCAAGAACAACTAAAACAATGGCAACAGCAGGCCAGTTCCTTACGTCTAAAACCGTGCCTTCTTTAACATCTTTATATTGCTGCTTAACATCTAAGAAATTAAAATATTCCTCTTTGCTAATGCCAAGCGCATCAATCAGCTCATATTCATAAGGAAGAAGACGACGCCGTTGATCGCTCATTAGTCTGCCCAGAAATATTTCTTTGGACGCACATTATTTAATGGCGCCGCAATTACCATCTTACTCGGCCCAAGAAATAAACAATTATCTTCATCAGCTACAACTGCCATAGCCAATAATGATTTGGCGCCTGGTAAATAAAAAACTGCCCCTGGACGTGGCTCTTTTAAAATTTCACCATGCGTAAGAAGCCAGCGAAAAATACGGCGCACAGTTAGCTCTTCTTCTGCATAGTCTTCATACACCCATGGAAAGCTATCCTTCAATGTTTTAAGGCCAAGCCGTCGGCGCACTTCCATACAGAGAAGCCAGCAGTCCGTAAAGCCATTACCATCCTCTGGAGATGCAGCATAACGATGGCGAAGACCCACTAAATCGTTATAGTCAATCATTGTAAATACAAATCAGCATTCATCGGTAACAATCCTACAAGCGCTCTTGTAAGACGCCGTGAAGGAAATTGACTCCCCACGCTATCCATTGCACTCCTAAAACGTAATTCTATGGTTGTTTCACTAACCGTAGAACCAATGCCAATGTAATATTCAGAATAAGCTTTAGTCGTTTCTTCTAAATCTTCATTTAACCAAACAGTAGATAAAGTGAGTCTACTCAGACGGTTACCATTACCTTGCTCTAACAAGCGCATTGCCACTGGAATGTTTGGAAACGTAATGCTTAGCAAGGAATTGTCTCCATTCAAGTTGGAAATGGAGCCAGTGGTGCTAAATGGCATGAAGCCATATTTATTATTATCTCTCGTTTTTGTTTCGTTGACAAAATAATTTTGGTAGCGATGGATGAAAGCACTACCAGTGCCATAAACAACAGTATCTTTTGTACTAGCCTTTCCTTCGCTTTGTGCAATTGCAGCAGTAGGAGCAAATGCCGTAAGATCTAAATATTGAACAATGCGAATGGTCATACAAGGTCTGCCACTAAAGTGATTGTCACATTACTATATTGACCAAACACTGATTCAATTTGAGGACTTTCCACATAAAACCAATCAGTATTAGAAGGATTTTGAAACAATGCATATACATCGGCGGATAATCCTGAAAACATTTCCTTTGGCATCGTAAAACCAACTATGCTGCCATACTGACCGTTGTAATGATCAACGATTGCCTTTAACGTAGATTCAGAAACGGCATTAAAGCCTAAAGTGAGTTGAAAATTAGTTGGTTTGCTTCCAAAACTCCGCCGAATGGTCTTGCCAGACAACGAACGATAAACTTTTGTTGGATAGTCCCCTGGCGTAAAACTTCTCGCTGAAGGACGAATTCTGTCGCCATTGCTATTAACAATAGGAAATGCAGCCATGATTTACATTCCCACGCGACGGCGAACAGAAGGACTTTGCTGAAGCTTATCTAATGCCATTGTGGCGCCTTTAGTGGCACCATCTCTGGCGGCAAGCCTGCGCGTTTGCGCCATGGCCTGCTCTAATTGATCTTTACTAACGTATTCTACGCCATTGACACTTGTGGTCTGGAAGCTCATATTAAGCACGGGCGACATATTGCGCTCAGAGCCGCCATTAATTAGTTCTCGCGAACGAGGGCTTCCCTGCAGGGCCACAGGGATGCTCCTGCCATCAGGCAGAGGCACAATAGCCTCGTTGTACTTGCCTTCGCCTACGAGGCCCAGCGTGGGACCAGAAACAGTACCGCCATTGGCAAATGCCTGGAATCCTCCAGTGGCAATACCTCCATTTGCAAAACCTTTTAAGCCAAAAATTTTGCCAAAGCCAAAAATGCCACCACCAATGCCCATCAAAATACTGCCAATGCCAGCAATTGTATTTTTAGTGCCTCCTTTTTGCAATTGTTCAATACCTGCCACAATGCTCATAGCAGCTCCAGCCATCATTCCAATTCCTTGAACAACACGGCCAAGACTTTCTACAAATTTATTTCCTTCATGCTTGGCTTTGTTTGTCACATCTTTAACTGCATCCATGTTTACGCTTAAATTATTGGATGTTTGCAGAGTCGTGTCGGAAAGATATCCCATTGATGCCGCCACTCCCTTGGTGGCTTCATTAAAACCAGCGGATGACATATTAAATTGATC